CTCGTGGGCACCCGCACTCCCCCCGCTGCCGCACCTGATGCCGACGCCATTGTCGACAAGCTGCGCGCGGCGGGCCGCCTGTAACCAACCGCACGGCCCAATACGCCAGACACGGCGGCCGACGCGGATTCATCTGACCCCTTGGAGGTACTGCCGTGTCTAATGTGTTCCAGAACATCGCGGAGGCGGGCACGCAGATCGCGTCCGTCTCGCTCGCGGCTCTTGCCCGCGAGATCGTGCTTCCCAGCACGGTCTACCGCTCAGCGGATGCCGACTACTCCGGCCGCACCGGTGACACGGTCACGGTCCGCAAGCCCGCGTCCCTGACGGCGCGCGTGCTCGCGAACCGCGACAGCGCGATCACGATCGACGACATCGAGGAGACCGGCGTCCCGGTTGCTCTCAATACGCACATCTACTCGGCCGCGTCCATCACGGACGAGGAGACCGAGTTCTCGATTGAGGACTTCGTCGCCCAGGTCGCGGCGCCGCAGATTCGCGCCGTTGCCGAGAAGGCCGAGAACGTGCTCGCGGACGAGCTCAATGGACTGTCCGGTGATGTCGAGGTTGACGCTGACGGTTCGGACGTCCTGGCAAAGATCGCCGAGGCGGTCGAGGGACTGAACACGGCGAACGTTCCCTTCCAGGGCCGCTACCTCGCCGTATCGCCGGCGTTCCTCACGCACCTGCTCAAGACCGACCTGCTGCTCAAGCTGAACGAGGCCGGGTCCGACTCGGCTCTGCGCTCGGCGACCGTCGGCCAGCTCTTCGGCCTCCAGGTGGTGACCGCCAACGCGCTCGACGCTGGTACTGCTGTTGCCTACCACCGGGACGCTTTCGCCCTCGTGACCCGCGCCCCGCGCGTGCCTCAGGGTGTCGCCACCGGTGCGTCGCAGACCTACCAGGGCATCTCGATGCGCTGGATCATGGACTACGACACGGCGTACCTGCGCGACCGCTCCGTCCTCAGCATGTTCGCAGGCGCGACCGTGCTCGATGAGGACCGCGCCGTCAAGCTGACGACCGCCACGTCGCTCTCCTAAGCGAGAGTGCTCAGGGGATGCCGAAGTCTGACCGACGTAAGCGCATCCTCTACCTGGCCCTCGGCTGGCCGCCTTCCCACCCGGCAGGCAGCGAGGTGATGGGCCATGAGCTCGCGAGGGCTCTGGTCGGGGCGGGACACGACGTCATCGTGTCCGTGTCCCGTCCCGACTACTCCCCCGCGGAGCCGTACACGCTAGACGGCGTCCAGGTGCTCCCGTTCGCTAACCGAGCACAGGACTCGCGCCGCAGCTTCGGCTGCGACGTCGTGATCGCACACCTGTGCGACATGCCTCGCGCGGCCGCCTTGGCGCGCAAGGCCCGCTGCCCTGTCGCGGTAGTGGTTCACAACTTTGAGAAGCCGCCCCTTGGCGTGGACCTGGCGGTCTACAACTCCCAATGGCTGGCCGAGTGGCACGACGCTGCTGGCCGAGGCGATCCGTGGATGGTGGTCCGGCCACCTGTTGACGTGCCGGCCTACCGGACGACGCCCGGCGACCTCGTCACCTTGGTGAACGCCAAGATCGACAAGGGCGGGCTCCTGGTGAAGGGGCTCGCCAAGCGCCTGCCCGACATTGGCTTCCTCGTCGTCCAAGGCGCCTATGGAGCCCAAGTTCCGATGCGCGCGAAGAACATCACGCGGCAGAAGCTGGTCGCGCCCACCGAGATGCGGGACAAGGTCTACTCGCGCACCCGCGTCCTGCTCATGCCATCGGCCCACGAGTCCTGGGGGCGAGTCGCCGTCGAGGCGATGGCCTCCGGCATCCCGGTGATCGCTCACCCGACACCGGGACTCAAGGAGTGCCTCGGGCCCGCCGGCATCTACGCCGACAGGGACGACCCGTCAGCCTGGGAGGCCGCTATCACTCGGCTCGGTGATGGCCGCGCATACGCCGCAGCCTCCAAGAAGGCAGCAGCTCGCGCGGACGAGCTGCACCGAATGACCACCGCCGACCTTGAGGCTTTCGTGGAGGCGGTCACCAATCTAAGAAGGCGGCACCGATGACGGCACTAGCAACGGTTGAGGAGCTGGAGCACTTCCTCCAGCAGTCCCTCTCCGAGTACGAGGTGGAAGCCGAGCAGGCACTAGCGCTCGCCTCCGCTGCTGTCCGGTCGCATTGCCGCCGCACCTTCGACTACGTCGAGGACGACGAGATCACGCTGCCGTGGCAGCCTCGCATCTTCCTGCCTAATCCGCCGGTCGCCTCCATTTCCACCGTGGAACTGGACGGGACAGAGGTGTCCTATCAGCGCGACCAGTCCGGCGGCATCTACCCGCCCGACGCCACGACCGAGTCGACCGTGCGGGTGATCTACACCCACGGCTTCACGGACCTTCCCGAGGAGGTTCGCCTCGTCGTGCTCAGGCTGGCGTCTCGCATCTTCAAGAACCCCACGGGGCGCGTGTCCTTCCAGGCCGACTCGCTCAACTACCAGGGCATGGGAGATGTGGCACCGCGCATCCTGACCGGCGACGAAGCCGCGATCTTGAAGCGCTGGCGGCTGCATCGCTTGGTGTCGCTGTGATCCAGGTCAACGAGGAAGGCATCGCCGACCTGGAGAAGACCTTAGAGCGCCTAGAGAAGGCGGCCTCGGACCTATCCGAGGTGTGGCCGAAGGTCGGCCAATGGTGGCGAGCTCGGCAGCTTTCCATCTTCGCCTCAGCTGGACGAGGGACTTGGGAGACGCTGAAGGCACCTCGCGGCTCCCGCGGCATCCTTATCAGGACAGGGACCCTGCGCGACGCCGTGTCCAACCCTAACCCGATCTCCGCATCCCCAACCTCTGCGACTTTCGGAGCCAACGGCCGCGCCGGTTGGTACGGCATGTTCCACCAGTCCGGCACCGGTGGGGTGCCCATGCGCGAGCCCATCTTGCCGCTCGACGGCCAGGACTCTGATGCCGTGATGGAGATCTTCGCTAAGCACTTCGAGGAGGCGGCGAAGTGACCGGCCACGAATACCCGCGCGCCCTCCTGCTGTCCATGCTGATGCAGGAAGTCCCCGGCCGCCTGGACGCCATCAAGGCCCGCCTCACCGCCGACCCTGAGGCGCCCGTCACTTGGCCTCCCACCCCTAACGGGTGGCTGCTGGCCGACCGGCTCCCGCAGCGGGAGGACTACTACCCCGCCGTCATCGTGTCCTCCACACAGGGACGCCTCGATCAGGCCGTGCAATCCGGCCTAGGGGTATCTGGCGAAGGCGACTTCATCTGGCGCTACGACCTCACCATCGGCGTCGCCGTCATCGCGACGCGCCACGGAGGCGATGACGAGGCCAGCATCGGACGGGACCGCATCCTCCTGGCCTGCCGCGAGGCAGTCATGCTCAACCCCAAGCTCTCGGACTCCTGCCGGCTCATCCTGCGCGGCCTGTCCGAAACTACCGGCGCCGCCGTTGAGGACTTGCAGTCCCGGGCGATGGCGCTGGGCAACCTCAGCGTCGGCGTGGAGGTCACCGAAACTCTCACCGACCAGCTCGGAGTCGTGACCGAGTCCAGCACATCCATCACAGCCCACGACGCGGCCGACCCCGACATCGTGCCCGCACCCCCAACACAGGAGTCCTGACATGCCCGTGCGCGTCACCGTCGGCCCCGCAGCCGGCCCGGCCACCGAGCCGACCCCGAAGCCTCCTGCCCCGAAGCGGAGCAGGCGTACCACCCCACCGGCCCCACCACGGCGCGATGCCGTCGCGGCCAACGACACAGACACAAATGAGAGTGAGGACACCGAATGAGTGCCCGCGTTTCCGTGTCGGTCACGTCGAACTCGACGCCGCGACCGGCTCCAGCCGTCGTCTCTGGACGGCTCTTCATCATTGGACGCACCGCCGACGGCCCCACAGCCGACGCCGACAACGTGCCAACCCGTATCACAGGTATGGCCGAGTACCGCGCCACCTACGGCGACCGCGTAGCGGAGACCTCGGACGTCACCTACGACGTGCTCCGCACCTTCTTCTCCGAGGGTGGCGCGGAGGCCTACTTCGTCCGCGCCATCGGACCCGACGCTGGTGAAGGTGGCGACGACTACGGCAACGCCGACTTCGAGGAGCTCCTGGCGAAGTTCACCGCCGACCTCGGTCCCGGCGCTGTAGTCATCGCTGGCGAGGACCACGCCTCTGTCGGCGAGACGATTGCCAACCACGCGGCGGAGACCAACCGCATCGGCATCGTGACCTCGCCGTCCGATGAGAGCGTGTCCAACATTGTCGCCGCCGCCTCGGCCATCGAGGGCTACGACAATGCTGACCGGCTTGTGCTGGCCTGGCCGAACGTCGTCATCCCCACCAACTCGGGCAACGTCAGCGTGGAGCCGTCCGGCTTCGTCGCCGGTGTCCGTGCTCGCGCCCACGGCATCGTCGGCCCCTGGCAGTCGCCGCTCCAGATGGAGTACGGCAGCGCCCGCTATGCCACCGGTGTCGCTATCGCCACAAATGACAGCGAGTTCGCGACTCTCTGGGAGGGCGACGTCTCCCCCATCCGCGTCGTCTCCGGCAAGGTGCGCCTCTACGGATACAAGACCGTCTCCACCACCGAGGGCGACACGTCAGGGAACCTCCAGGGCGCGCAGTTCCGCGACCTCACCAACGTGCTCGCCTACCAGGCAGGCAACATCGCCGAGAAGTACGTCGGGCGCACCGTGGACGGCCGCGGCCTCCAGCTCGCCGCCTTCAACGGCGAGCTCACCGGGATGCTGTCGGTCTACGCCAACGCCGGAGCGCTCTTCGCCCAGGTGGCCGAGGACGGCACCGAGGTGGACCCCGGCTACGTCGTGGACACCTCGTCCAACGTCAACTCCCCCGCCGCCCTGGCAGCGGGCACCCTCAGCGCCGAGGTCGGCGTCCGCCTGAGCCCGAGCGCTGAGTTCGTCAACATCTCGATCACCGCCAACGACGCCGGCGTCGCGGGCCTCTGAGAGAAGGAGTAACAGCAGATGGCACGCATCGCCACAGCAGACCGCTTCCTGATTACGGTCTCTAGCATGGCTGGGCCGTGGGATTCGATCTCCGGCCAGGAGGTCACTCGCGACGTCCCCACCATGCGCCAGCTCGCTGGCGGCCCGAAGGTCGCCATGCCGTCCCGCCCCGAGTACGGGAACGTCACCTTGACCCGCCTGTGGGATCAGGATCGCGACGGAGACATCTTCCGCAAGATCGCCAAGGGCACCACCTACGCCGACTCCAGCATCACCGTGCAGGAGCTGGACGCCGACGGCAACGTCATCCCGGGCGCGGCCACCGTGTACGGCGGCTGCGTCGTCGTGTCGGCCCAGCACCCGGACGGCGACGCCAACAGCGGCGACACCGCGAAGCTGACGGTCGTCTTCTCCGTGAGCTCGGTGGCCTGACATGGGAAACGGGGAGAGCGTGGACTTCGAGACAGGAATCTCGGCACGCAAGGAAACCATCGCCGAGCGTATGAAGCGAGGCATCGAGGAGCGTCGTCGTGCCGCAGCCCAGGTTGTGGCGCTGCGGCACGACGGCGTCCCCGAGTTGACCATCACTTGCCGCGTCCCCACGGACGGCGAGGAACTGGCCGACCTCCAGCAGCGCGCGGAGAAGCGCGCCAAGAAGGCCGGCACCGCAGGGGTCTGGTTCAACCGGCTCCTGCTGGCCCGCTACTGCACCGAGATTGAGTGGATGGGCGACACCCTGGAAGCCGACGACGGCACCAAGTGGACGTTCGCGAGCCCCGACCTCCAGCAGATGTTCAATGCGGCAGGAGCCGCTGAGGCTGTCGCGCACATCTGCGTCTCGGACGCCTACGTCGGCGTGCTGGCCTCGCAGCTCCTAGAGGCTGGCGGCTTCGGTGATTCCGAGGCCGTGGAGGTCGTCGAGGACGACCCTACGACGGGCCGCTAGAGGCCCATCCCTGGATCGTGATGTCGGCCCGCTGGGGCCGCCTGTTCCACACAGACCCCTTTGCGCTCCTTGATCGCGGAGTGGACGAGCTCGACCTGGCAGTCGCGATCTACCAGGCCGCGATCAAGGACCTAAAGGCAGAGAGAGGGTGAACAGACAATGGCGTCGACTGAACTGTCCGTGCTGTTCACCTCGAAGGGTGACCTTCAGAATGACCTGTCAAGCCTCCGCAAGGAGCTGCAAGGGGTTCAGAAGGACATCAAGGCCGCGACCGACGCCGGAGACACGGGCAAGGTCGAGGCGCTGTCACGCGATTACGCTGAACTTCAGGGCAAGATCGACGCGACGCGGCACTCGCTCAAGCGAGTGAATGGGGAGATCAAAAAGACGACGAGCGATGG